ATTCGTACAAACTATTAGCATCTAAAGAAAATGCACCATTTCCTGAAGTTCCAACATTGAATAGTTTTTGAGCAGTTATTATACTTGATAACGCATAATCATTCAATAAGTTAAGTTCAGTGTTTTTTATATCTTTTGCATCTAATTCAGTTTGCAATCCAGTTATTGTAGAAATAGCTTGGCTTCCCGTGTGGTTTGCTCTGTTTAGTAAATTTGCATCAGTATCATTAGCAGTTGCGCCTGAGGATATACCTGATAATTTGCTTTTTTCTGCGGTTGTGTAATCTTCTGTACTTAATTGTTTTCCAGCAACTTTATCAACTTTATCAGATAATCCTGTGTCAACATAGCTTTTATAAGCTACTTCCTCGCTTGTTTCTGTATCAGGAAATTCAATAAATGTTATACCGCCACTACCATGCGTAATTAATATAGATGCTTTATTATTAGGGGCATATCCAAACTCTAAACTCATTTGCATCAATGCTACTTCATCATAGAAAGAAATAGCACTGTCTGTTATGGTTACAGTATTATTACCTGTTGTATATGAATCTGTGTCTTCGAGTACTTGTTGTAAGCCTATTGAACCGCCACCTCCAGTTGAATTTATTACAGGATTAATTGGGTCTGTATTATCAACTGCTGAACCTGTTACACTCTGAACCCCAATAGGAGCTACAATTGGTATTTCAACAGCTAACTCCCAATGGTCACTTAAACTCATTATTGCATTAAGTTCATTTGTGCAAACAATATTAGGATAACCATTGATATTTAAATATGTCCCAACCCCAGCTAAAAAGAAACTAGGTAGTTCAGGCACGTCTGGTAATTGTTGCCCATCAGTTACAGATATAGCCACATAACCAACTCCTCCTATAGTACCTAAAGAAGATGCTACAAAATTAACTAAATCTTGTATAGTAGCCTGTTGTAATTGAGTTTCTGGTTGATGAGCTATTTTACTACTCAAAGACAAAGAGCCTGACGGCAATTGGTCAACTCTTACTGTTGTAATATCATCTGGATTAATAGCCATAGTTATAATTTCATTATTTTTAACAATACCATATAAGGTTGCATATTATTTACTTTTGTTGGTGTTGTCTGACCCGTAACATTGTTATAAGTTTTTGTTGATGGAGTTCCTGAACCAGAAGCCACAATATTAGTATAAGGGCTTCCGCCACCTCCAGCATTTGATACAGGTACTGTAATATCTAGTTTTGGTATGTTAGAAGATGTTAATGTAACATCTTTTGAACCACCTACTGCTTTCATTACTGGATAGTTTGTTCCATAACCTACCGAAACTAATCCGTTCATGTTAGGTGTTCCATTTTGTCCGTTACAAATTGCCCATCCTGTCATTATGTTAATTCCTAAACCAGTTACATCGAAATTATCATCAATATAAGACTGATTTACATACATATCTTTTAACTCAAACTGAAAAGCATTTGAATTTGAATTAATAAAATTAACTAATTGTTGACCTGTAATTTGTTCTAATACAGTGTCATTTTCAACAGGTAAAATACTGTCTAATGTTATTGCTCCAATAGGCAACTCACCTACTCTTACCGTCGTTATTTCTGCTGGATTAATTGCCATCGCTTGTTCTTATAAATTCGTTAGCATCTGTATTTGTTACAACTATTTCGTTAGCATCACCACTATTTAATACATATTCTCCAATACCTTTTGTTAATGGTTTTCCGTAGCCTATTATACTTCCTGAAAAGGTTAAAAAATCATCAACAGGCGATGCTTCTGATATTTCGTTAATATATCCCTTGCCATAATCAACAGTAGGAAATAATGACCCTTGTATTTTCCAGTCTAACAATGTTTTATTTCGTTTCAAAAGTTTCAATCTATCGTAACTAGCAACCTCAAAAACGCCGCCTGCCATAGTTGTATTTATCTGTATTCCATCAAAAGTAATACTATACGATTGTGTTGTTGGTCTTGATGTATTCCATCCATCATTGTCTCTTGTTGTTGTTGGGAGCATTTCAGCATTTTCTGAAAATGAATTACTTTTCAAACAGCCTATTGGTAGCCAGTTTCCTAGATACTTTATATACAAAATTCTATCATCACCATTGTAATATTCCATAGTTCAAAAATACAAAATTATTTATAATAAATATAAATTAACTTTTAATAGTTGGTTTAATTGTGTTTTCTCCGTAATTAGGAGATATTAAATACTGAATATCAGCTAAATCACTATTGTAAAATTGTAACAATTTATAATTTATTATATTTGTTTTTACATCATAATCATACTCTATAAACATAAAATTGCCTACAATGTTATTTATAGAAACAACCGATAAATAAGGTATATAACCATAAATATCACCACTAAACACTTTTATAGGATTTGGTTGTATTCTAAGGTCATCCATTGCTGAAATACCAAGCAAAGGAAGGTTTTCATATTTATTTTTTCTAGTCCAAACAGTAGTTAGTGTTTCTAAATCATCTTTAAAAAATGAACCTATTAACTCAGCACCACCATCGCCATTATATACTTTTTGGTTTTCCTTAGTAATTGAACTAGGGGCTAAAAGCCTGCTAACTGTATGAAACTCCCCTTTTATACCAGCTTTTTGTAATGTTGCATCAACAACATCTACATAAGTTATTTTAGCTGTAATTCTTGAGCTAGGTGTAGCTAATCTAACCTCACATATTTCAATAGTAAAAGTACAATTATTTAAAAAAGGAGGCATTTCTAAAGTATAACTTAAATCTGAATTAACATTTTTAGCTATTGTTTTTACTCTGATAAAACTATCTGTTAAAGTCCATTGGTTATTACCATTCAAATAATATCCGTCACTTGTAATAATCTTAAAAATAAACTGAACTTTTGTAAAATTAACCCCAGCAACACCATATCCTGAGGTTTTCAAAGTGCTTACTTTTGTTTTAAATGTAAACTGGTCGTCTTTTTCAGCAGTAATATTGTTCGATGTTAAAATGGTTGTTTGTGGAGAACCCTCATATATAATCATCTCAAGTCCTGAACCTATTTCACCTGTATCAATTATTTCTATGTTTATAGGTAAACTAGGGTTTTTATCCCAGTCAGCAAAAACCATGTCCGCATCATGGTTTAAATTTGGGTTATCTACAAAGCCGTTTAAAAAACCATATTCATAATTTAATCTATAAGCAGAAATAGCACCCTTTACTTCTATTTGTTGATTTGAACCTGAATGATGTGGATAGTAGTTGTCTATTTGACTACCTAAATTATAGTTTAAATTCTTAACAAAAGTAGTTTCTGTATCTTGGTTTACAAAAGTAATATACCCACTTTCTTTTAAATCGTTTGGTCTATAAACCCACCATTTCCCGTCATGCTGTGTAATAACTGCTGAAAAAAGGTTTAGAATAGAAGTCAAAACCTCATTACAATCCATTATAACTGTATCATTCTCATTTTTTATATATCTGCTAGAATTTACGAAAACATCTTTTAAAATGTTTGTGCCTGTATATCCAACATATTCTACTTCTATACTTGTGTTTATTGTTAAAGACAGTTTGGTTCTATCTAAACACCCTTTTATTACATCGTACAATGATATTTTGCCTGTAAAATTTAATCCGTCTTGTTTAACAAAAGACAAATCCTTTAAAGCTCCTAGTCCATCTGTACTTTCTACATTAACAAACCACAAGTCATTAACATAAGATTGTTGTACTCCGTCAGGCTTTATATATCCCTCATAAATTATATTACCAGATTTGATTAATTCTGTTTTAAATGTAAACTCCTCATTTAAAATAAATTCATCAAATGTACGCTCTTTACTTGCTTCTAAAGATATTTTTAACCCTGAACCTCTTATCGGTGAAAGAATACTATCTACTGTGTTCTTTGTTATTGTAAAACTCCCAAATACTTCTGTTGGTGTGCCTTGAAAATTATTTTTATAAATATTCAATACATAATCATCAAATATTAAAAAATAAATTAAATTAACTCCAAAAGGCTCAATATCTGTTACAGATATGGTTATTTTATCGTTTAATTCCTCTCCAACAGTTACAATAACATCCTGTTGTATTATAACTTCAATAGTGTTATTTACTTTATTATAAGATACAATGTTATTTACATAAACCTCCCTTAAAAAAGTAAGTAACCTTTGCAAAGTATCTTCTAAATCAATACCTATTGGTAACTCGTAATAGTTTGTTGGTGTGCTTCCGTTAGCTATAAAATCAACTTTTAACTCACTTACCCCTATTTCATAAAACAAAGGTAAGTCGTTTAAACTTATAATATAACTAAATCCAACTACATTTATAACTGGTTGTTCTGAAAAACTTATTGTTATTTTTTTTGCCATTATCCTATACCTAATTGACCTCCTAAACGTTTATTAGCGTTAATTGTATTACTTAAAACACCTATTAATTTTGTCCCTGCTATTTCAAAAACTACTGTTCCACCACCTGAATTTGAAGAAAAGCCACTACTTGTGAAACTTGAATTATTTGCTCCAGCCCCAGAAGAACTTGAAGCTGTACCACCTCCACCAATACCCCCACTTATTGCACTTGATTGGGCTTTAAAGAACGAACCTAAAGCAATTAATGCAACACCAGCACCAATAGCAACAGCTGGATTTAATGATTTTAAAGCAAATTTTATAGCTATTAAACTAACTCCAATCTGAATAGCCATTTTACCCATATCTGTTAATATACCTCCCAAAGAACTTAACAAACTTGCTCCAACCGCTTCAAGTACATTGCCACCTTTTGCCATTAATTGCCCTATTGTTTCTCCTAGTCCTATAAACGTGTTTGTTATTCCGTTTTTTATTATATCCTGTGCGCTAGCATTGAAATCATTCAAAGCTATTTTCATCCTAGCTACTTGTTCATCAATTATATTAGCTAAATTAACAATTGGACTAGCAACAGGTTTTATATCAAAAGGTTTCAATCCTGCTGGAACAAGAGAATTTTTAATAGGTGAAACTTGTGGTGTTACAAATGTTTTTTCTATGGTAGCTTTTTTTTCTAAAAGTTTAATACTTTCAGATGTTTTTTCATTTAATTTACCAGCTAGTTTATCTTGTTGTATTTGTATTTCTAGTATTTTAGTATTTATGTCTTTAACCCTAGAAACAGCACCAGCCAACTGCCCTTGTTCACTTAACCCAGTAGCTCCCATAGTACCACCAGTTACAGTTACTTTATTTTTTACAGCAGATTGTGCTTCTTGAAGTTTTAAGATAGCTTTTTCTTTTTGTATCTGTAAGTCTAATTTTTTAGCCGCTAACTCTCCAATTTTGTCTGTTATAGCTGTAGCCTCTGCTCTAGCTATTATAGCTTTTGTTAATTCTTTTGTAACTGAAGTTAAATCACCATTTAATATTTTTTCTTTTGATAAATTTCCAAAATAAGCTGGATATTTATCCTGAAGTTCTTGAACAGCTATTAATCTATCCTTTCGTGATTTAATGTCGTCTTGTGCAACAGAAACAAGAGCTTTTACACCTGCTATTTCTTGAGATGAATTTTTAGCTGCTTGTACTCTAATTGCATTTAATTCTTGCCCGAATTTATCTAATTTACCAGTAATTCTATCTATTATGTCACTTACAGACATCCCACTTTGTGATAACAAAGTAAACCCAGTTGTAAGCAAAGAAATTCCTAATAAAATACCTCCACTACCAGCCAAAGAAGCCCCTAAAGCTTTTAACGCACCACCTGTTGACCCTGTTTGATTTTTTAATGAACTAAAAGCCTCAGCAGTAGCAGTCAGGTTGTTCCCAATCCCTATAATGCCAAAAGGTGCATCTTGTGCAATACGGCTAAACTGGAGCAAAGCATTTGAACCATTTGCTGTTTGTTGTTTAAATTGACCTCCAATAACTCCACCAGTATCTTTAACTGCTGTTTTTAGCTGTGTAAGATTGTTTTTTGCGTCTTTTATTTGCGCATTAATTTCAGTAGTATCTAAACCTAATTTTAACCTGTCTAGTTTTGCTTTTGATAGTTCTTTAATATCAAACTCAATCTCTTTGATTTTTTTGTCAAATTCGGTCTTATCCGCTCCAATCTGTACTTCTAATTTTCCTCCTGACATTGCTTTGTTTCTTTTATTTTATCAATATACTTTTGATACTCATTTATAAAGTTTCTACGCATTTCATCAGAAACACTACTTTTATTTGAATTACTTTCGTTTTCTAAAGGTAAAAATTTATTTTTATTAGTAGTCATTTTTTTAGGGTCTTGGTGTGGCGCAATATAACTTACCCACATTAACTCCCTTAACTTTTGCCACTCATATAAATCTTGCCTTTTATATGCAAAAAGTCGAATTTGAAACTCTGCCCACGTCATTTCGTAAACCGCTTCCAAACTCGACATTTTTAATTCACCTAAAGCGAAAGAGATTACATCCTCAGCCCAGTTTATTTTTTCGTTGCTTTTTTTTTATCTTCTTTTTGTGGAACATTTTCAGTTATAGAACGCCAAAAAGCTATAAAAAACTCTTTAACTACTTTTGGTATTTTAGCTTCAACTGTTTCTTGTTCTCCTTTTTCATTTAACACAACTACATCTTGAGTATCAAATTCAGTCAATTCATCAATCCATTCCGCAACATCAAAACTATCAAAAGGAACATATTCGTTTTTTCTTATATATCCATAAGATAAACAATGATACATAACCAAAGGACACCATTTATAGTAATTTTCAGCTAGTTTTATCTGTAAATCTGTTATTTGAATATTTTCTTTTTCAAAAAGATTTCCTAAAGCCCCTAACCCAAAATAAAAAGTTCTTTTTTCTCCTCCTAATTCTAGTTCAATCTGTTTCATATATTAGCTTGGGTCAGTTAATACAATTGCTCCATCACCGCTTAAAGTGGCTGAAAAAGTTGAAAGATCATCCCCGCTTCCAGCAGTATTGTCTAAATCTGTTATGAAAGCCTCCCCATAATATTTTACAGAGCCAGCGTTTGTTACATCTGTATCTAGTTTCCATATTACTTTTGTTTTAGCCATTTGCAAAGCAAGTAATTTATCGTGAGAAGCTTTTGTGTCATCCCCACCGACAGAAGTTGTATCGATATACTCTCCTTGTGCATCGATTGTATAATTAAATTGTCCAGCTGTTTTTTTTACAACGCCTCTATAACATTTAGTTGTACTTTCGATAATAGACAATGTGCTTTTTAAACTATTAGAAGTTAAACAAGCTACTGGTTTGTACGCAGCACCGTCATAAATATATAAGATGCTATTTTCTCCTTTTATACTCATTTTTTTTATTATTTAATTTAAAATTTTGTTTCAAATATACAATTTTTATTTAGATTATTTATAAATAAAAATTAATTTATTCTAAAGTCAAAACTACTCTTATAAAATTACGATAAACGGTTTGAGTTTTAGTTGATGTGTTTATTGTTGATGGGAATTCAAAACGTCTATTTACTACTTTGTAGCCTTCTACTTCTATGTTTTCAATTAATCCTAAAATTGTATTTTCGGCATTGTCATTAGCTAATCTACTACCTACATTGCCAGCACCGTTGTATATGTTTACAATATCAATTAAAGTATAAGAAATCCATCTATTACCGCATTTTGTAGCTTTGTCAATCTCTTTGTCTTGAGTTGAAAGTATGACATATAAAGGCTCTGTATTACTTCCTGTTACTTGACTATCAAAACATGGATATTCTGGGTTAATTATATCAAACAATGCTTTTCTAACGTATTTTGACGGATTTTCCATATTTCTCTAATACTTTTTTTAATTTATCTAAATATTCTTGTCTACCTCTAACAAGAGATGGATATAAATATGGTCTTGGTCTTAAATCAATTTGTTTAATTCCTTTACCTTTAAATTTAATAGCCATTTCTTTTAGTTCTTCAGGGACTTCAACTAATCCGCCAGTTCCAAACTCAACAAAAGGTGCGTATGGTGCTAACGTTCCACCAGCTTCAATAATCCAATTCAACTCTGTTTCTTTTTTAGCCTGTATTGATTGCGTTAATTTTCCAAAATCTGTTGGAGCAGACGATTTAGCGTAACTTTCAATTTTTCTAGCAACTAATTCTGTAACTCCAGCAATATCCTGTTCGGCTTCTTTTCCGTATTGCCTTAATTGTGATAAAACAGTATTTAAACCTTTTATTGCCATTACTCTCTTAATGAAGTTGTTATTTCTACATCTATGGTGTTTAAACCTACTTCAACTACGTTGTCAATATTATATATTTTATCTTTGTATTTAATAAAGTTTTTTTTTAAAGATATATTGAAACTATTATTTTGTCGAATAATAAACACTTGGTTTTGTATGTTATCGGTCTGTCCGTTTTCATTTAAAAATTGGGTGTTTTTTGTTTCTACACAAGCCCAAACAGTTTTTAACAAAGACGTGTTTACGATGTTTCCACCGTAACCGTCTTGAACATTTGATGTCTGCCATATTTCAATCTGTTTATTATACTTTCTTGCTTCCATTACACAAATCTTCTATTAGCATCCAAAACTTCTTTTACCGACAAAGGAATAAGAGTAGTATTAACCTGTTTTTCACTTTCGTAAAACCAGACTTTTATCATTTGCAACGCTGCATCTATCAACTCGCTTGGTATATCATCAACGCTTTCGTAACCTATATTTAAAGTTACATACCCATCAACAGTTGGAACAATTGCTTTATTTGTTTTATACACTATACCATCAATAAAACCAGCGCCTTGAGAATTATTTATAGGATAATCATAAACAGTTGCTTTTTCAACTAAATTACAATCTTTGTAATAGACCTTGTCACGAGTTTTAAAAATGTGTTGCGTACGTTTTTCAATAAAAGATAAAGATGAATTAATCATATTTGTTATTTCATCATCTGTTACAGTCTGTTCAGCATCAATACGCAAATACAACTTAACTTGGTCTAAACTAATTACATCAGTGTAGTTTGTCATTTTTTATTTTTTTATTAGCTGATTTAATTTCCTTATCAACTTGTTCTGGTTTTTTTCTAGTTGATATTCCAAATGTCTCATGATCAATCAGTCCATAGTGAGCTTTTTCTTCCGCCTCTTCATCGCTCAATTCTATCATATCGCCAACATTATAGTTGGTTTTGTTTGACAATTTATAAAATTCTCTTATAACTTTATACGCTTTCATAATGTTTCTTGTGTTAAATTAATTGGTTCACAAATTTCGTTAATTCCTAAATAAGTTTGATAATCATCAACTTTATATCTTCTATTATTATAGTTAGATATTTTTACAATTATAAAATTACCCCTTTCATCGTAACCTCTTGTTAAGATTGGGTAACAAGTTCCCTGTGGTATTGTTTCATTATAATCAGTATTACTACATGATGGCAAAGTTAAAAACAATAACGTTAATAATAATAATTTCTTCATAATTTTAAATTTAATTCAAAGGTATAAAAAAAACCGTTACAAAAAGCAACGGTTTTTCAAATTATTAATTACTAACTAATTATGCAGTAGCTGTAAAGTCTCCGTAGATAATAGCAGCTGGTTGTTCAACTGCTAAAGCTACTTGTGCCTCAATACGAGCAGTAATATTGTTATTTACAAAGTTAGAGCCTTCTTGTTCTGAAAATTCCAAAGACAATCCCTCTGTTACAACTTTGTTTACTCTTGACCAGTCACCAACGTAATATTTGTTAGCAGGCAACCAACTTGAGGCTTTCAATACTTGTACCCCAGCAACTCTTAAAACACCTCCCTCATAAGTAACAGCAGAAGCTAAATCCATTTTAGCTGTTTTTAAAATATCTAGGTAGTCAGTAGGTTTAACAACGATTAAGTTTGTATTGTTATAGTCGTTGTCTTGTAACTTAGCTATTTCATTGATAAGCATTTCAGCTTTTGTTTTACCAGTTATTACCTCTGTTGAAGCGGTAGCAGCAGCAGCCAATACAGTTTGGAACGCAGCGTTTTCAGCTTTGTAGTAGTCACGTCTTAACAATTCTGGTATTTTGTTAGCTATATAGCTCAAGTTGTTACGCATTTTTTTGCTGTAACGAGTAAAACCAGCTATGAAATCAGTTGCAACGTCAACAGCTGTAAAGTCGTAATCTTTTTGTGATTTTGAACTTCCCTCTGTTTGCGCAGAAATTGAACCCTCTGCCCCTGTCTCACGAGTATATGTATAGTTTCCTGTTTCAGCTACAACAGTACCAGCTAAATCTTCAATATTTACCATTTGTGCTGGCAAAGTAACAATGTCAAAATTATAGTTACGAGGTTTAGTGCCAGTAAGATTTGATGTAGTCATGTTTGCCACAGCCTTAACTTCTAAAGTAGTGTTTAACTTACTACTTTTAGTAATCAAATCAGCGTTGTCTCTGATTGTTTTAGCTAAAATATCAATATCTTCATTTTGCACATCTTTAGACTGCAATTTCATATCTAACTTATCAGCGTGTTCTTGAACCGCTTTTAGTTTAGTTTCAGCGTCTGTCAATTTTCCTTCTAAAGCATCTTTTACTGATTTAATTTCAGTTTCAAAATGTGATTTTAATTCAGTTGTGAATTTTGTTTCAAAAGCGTCTATTGCTGATTTTACTTCTGCAATAGTCTTTGTTTCTAATGCGGTTTTAATACCGTCTAATTCCTGTTTTAATTCTAATTCTGGTGTCATTTTACTTGGTTATTAATTCGTTTTTAAATGATTTTAAAGTGTCTAATATAATCGGCTCATCATTCGGAGTGTCAATTATTGACGGCTCTTGTGTAAGTGATTTCAAAAGTGTTTCTATTTGTCTTAATCTGGCGTCTGAATAGTCAAGGTTATATTGTTTTTGTAACAGTTCTAACCAACCATAAACGCTTTTAATACTTTTAATGTCTTGAACAGTACTTAATTGATTTGCACCCCAAGACGATAAAAAAGAGTATTCCATTAATTTGTATTCAGTAATCAGAGATTTATTCTTTTGGTCTCTTTGCATTACTCGGTAACCTATCGACAACTCAGCATTTAACCCACTATCATACATCAATTTTATATCGGTAAACATATCTTTACCTAAATCTTTATTCATGTTAAACTGTGTAGTAGTCAAAAGTCCATAAGTATCTTTAGTATCAATATTTAAAGGAACTCCAATCATCATAGTAGGATTGTGGTCTTTCAATACCCTTATTCTTTTAAAGTTTTCGCTTACAGTTTTATCAAATGAACCATAAGCGGAAATATCACCGTCGCTGTCTTTAAAATTATAAACGTTAGCGTATGCAGTAACAACTCCCTTTTTATCGTCTAGTTCTTTTAAGTCGTATGCTAATTGTTTAAAGCCTATATTTTCCATGATACAAATATATTAATATTATTTTTATTTAATCTAAATAAGTTTAAATTATTTTTCTAATTGGCAATCCGTTGTCATCTTCTTTAATAGTAAACACCACTTTACAACGACAATTTATTATATTTCCAGAAGTTCCGTTTGGTGCACCAGGATATTCTAATTCCTCGCCTCCAACAAGAAAAGGTCTGTCTGCATCAACTTTAACACCATTCATGTCTAAATGGTCAAATGGTGACTTCGGTGGTCGTCTTGTTCTATTGTCTTGTGCGCTTATCCAAGTTTTTTGCAGTTGATATTCTGAATTTTCAGCAGCTAATACAGTAGCTAAGTTTGTAGCTGTTGTTGTTTCGGTTCTTGCTATTCGTAACGCTTGATATTTAAACCATCCAAAACGGTTTTGTAAGTTTCGGGTTATTTCCGCTACCGATAAATTATTTTCGTAACCGTCAGCAATTACTTTTATAATAGCGTCAATAAGTGTTGAATGAACAGATACAATTCTTAATCCAGCATTAGTATTTAACCAATTCATTATTACTGTTTCAAAATCTATTTCAGCTTTTAATTGTCTTTGTGTGCGTTTGTATTGCGGTTCAATTAATACTTTGTAAATTTCAACGTACATTGTTTTTATTTTCGCCTCCGTAACATTACCTATAATCAAAGCGTTATAAGTTGCTTTTGACATATTGTTAAAGGGGATTGAATTAACTATTTTCAAGACATTACGCCTTACAACTCTGTATGCTTGCAGTTCTTGTCTTATTCTTAGTTTATCCATTATACTGTATTTTGTAAATCGTTTAAATTAGGGTCGTTTAAGTTGACTAAATTATTCGGGATATAAACCTCATTCATCATATCGTCGTCTATTTCCTCGTAGTTAAACACTTCACGTCTTTCGTTCAAAGTAAGCGGAACTGTATTAACCCATTTAGACATCGTTTCCATATCAGTTTGCATTTCTGGCATTTCTGTAATATCGAACTCCAAAAGTGCTTTTTCGTAGCCTTTAAACTTGTTAATAAAATCTTTAGTAAGATAAGAAGCTAATAAGTCTAAGTCTGGTTTAATATTGTCAATCATAACACGCTTACGAGCCTCAATTAACGTATCTGTAAATCCACCTCCACCAGTTGTGCGTCTATCCTCATTCAATAAATCAACGTTCCAATTCAAACAATTTGCCAATGTACGTCTATCATTGCTTAAAAAGTCAAAAGGCTTTAACTCGTCGGTAGTTAATGAAATACGAGTGAAGCCAATCTTTGCACTTGCGCCAGCTATATTAGAAAGTTTTGCCTCTGAATTATCCATATCAATTAAACGGTCTTTCAAAGATTGTGCTTGTTCTGCTGTTAAAGGGCTTTGACCGTCTCCAGCATGAATGAACCCATAAACACCGCTATTTTGTGAAGTCTTAACGTTTGTGTCAATAAAACTATTTGAACTATTTATATTCCTGATTGCAGCCATTAACTCACTATAACCGTACAACTGTGAACCACTATAATCGAAAAAAGGATTAGGTCTTTTTATATGGATGATGGTTTCTCTATTAAATTTAACCAACTGATTGCCTTGTTGCATTATATAATAATCAATAGGACTTTCAACGTCTAACATTGTTGCATTATTTTTTAAAACTATTTGCATCCAATGGGATGGCAATATATAAAGTTGCAAAGGTATACCTGCATTCATTCCTTCACTTGGAGACATTTTATAAAAATAAACATTTCCGCATACTTTTAAATAAACTTTGTATAAAAATATTATGTCCTCCCAAGTTTGTAATGGATTAGGTCTATCCAAAGGCATATTCATTTCTGTATCTGAATAAGCCTCTGACTTTATTTTATTTAATAATTTCTTTTGTTGTATTGTTAGCTCAATAGGATAAGCTTTTACAAGTTTTGCTTTTTGTTCGTTTTCTACTTTCTTAATGCAATAAGGAACTACAATTGATTTGCTAGCCATTTGATTAACCATTGCATTAACATCTGGATTATTGCCATATCCTTGTATTAATAAAGTAGCTAAATCATTGTTATAAGTTGTTGTTTGACCTCCTATTAATTTGAATATAGCTTGGTTAAACAAATTCTGCGTTAATGTTTGTGGATTTCGTAGCGCATCCCACGCCATTAAAAATCTATTTTTTGCCATTATAGTAAACTTTGTTTCAAAGGTAATAAATTTATTTAGATTAAATATAAATTAAAATGTAAAAAACTTTTGTTGTAGTTCAAAGTACATTCTAAAAGCCATTGCGTCTGAGTAGTCTGGAGAGCGTCCAATTAGTTCTTTTACCTTTTCTTTTGGTAATATTCTTAACTTACCATCGCTGTCTATTTTATCTCTTTTTACTTGTTCAAGTTCTTTTATAATATCGTCTTGCACCGTTCCATCAGTGCAATTAATATAAATACCATTGTTTTGGATTTTGTCGGCCAATTTATAATAACATTGTGTTTTTAGGTTTTGATACTCTACTATTTGGTTTTCCTCTTTTAATGCCTTTGAATTATTTACAAATCCTTTGCATTTAAGTATATCAACTACTCCACCACCAACCCCATCTTCATCGGCTATTATATTACTATTTGGAACTTTCCATTTTGTAGCCAACCCTCTTATAGCTTCTGCTGTTTCAGTAACTGAACACTTTGCTAAACTAAAAACTTCCTGAACTCTAAATCCAGACCAAACACACACTACCATTTTATCACTGCCATAACGTGCAATATCAGCAGTAATATACATTTCTCCAGCTTCTACAAAATCATTAGTAAAACAGTTTACTATTTTGTCATAATCAATTAATTTACTAGGGTCGTTGTCATATTCCCAATTTCCATAATATAATCTCTGTTTGCTATTTTCATCAAGAGCTAGCAAACTATCTAAATATGATTTAGGCAAATTAGGGTTGTCAGTTGGTAGTGATTGTATAAATTGTCTTGTTTGGTTTAATGTTCCGTTTGAGTGTGGAATGTAAAACTTTGAGTAAGTCCAATTCTTTGCTGGATTACAACTGCCTAAAATTTTAGGCGTTAAATCATATTCATTTAGTTTATAACGAATACGAGAAGTAACAATTTGCCAAGCCTTATAACTAATTTGGTTGCACTCATCAATAAAAGCTCCTGTGATCTCTAACGAACCTAAACTATCAAAATTCGGGTCTGCTGGATAACTGTATAAATCTTTTAAAAGTATTTCACTTCCATTGTTCCAATAAATAACTCCGCTTTGGCTATTATAATTAAACTGGTTTGATATTTTTAGTTTTGATGTTAGTTCAAAGAAAGTGTTTAAAGTGGTTTCTTTTAATGTTTTTAGTTTTGCCCTACCCATTAGCCAACGAGTTTTGGGATAATTCTGGCATTGTTCTATAAGCCATAACACGCCAAGAGCAGACTTACCCCCACCTGCTGCTCCTCCATAAAGTAGTTCTTTTGTTACGCTATCTTTTAAGTAGTATACAGCGTTTTCTTGTTTAGGTATTAACTTCATTTGGTTTAGTTCCTGAACCTAAAGAAATAATATTAGTAGTAACTTCTCCTGAATGTTCTTGTTGTATTTTATCCCCAAATACTTTTGGATAAAACTTAGCCATTTTCCATTTTAAAGTCTGGACTAAAGTGTTATAAGTTGACGCATCAATTTCTTTAGCTAACAACATAGCTCTATAATCGTCCATTTCTTTTTCTAATGCTTCTGCTTTGTCTTGTTGTGAATTTACATACAACGTTCTTAATTCTTCATTCTCACGCTTCCATCGTCTGAATGTTGACCAGCTTGGATATTGGTTATTATTTTCCAAAATGGTCATTATATTACCTCCAGTTGCTACTTCTTCACATATTTTTTCACAAAGTTCAAAGTTATATTCTGTTAGTCTTGCCATAATGATACAAAATTACAAAAAAACAATTAAGTTTTACATTTCATTATTATTTTTTTTAACTTTTAATATACCCTACAAAATTATTATAATAATCAAATTCAAAAGTAATAAACCCTCCTATTTCATCTGTAAACATGAATGTATATAGCCAGTGATTTTTGTAACCGCCATTTATCCATTTCGCCATTACCTGTGTGTTTCTAGCTATTCCGCTTAATCTGAATGGTCTCCCCTGTGGGGATGTTTGCGGATCAAAGTTTAGTAATATTTTGTTATTTTTTATATTTAAGTATTTCATTTTTAAAATCAATTATAAAGTTATCAAAATCTTTAGCTATTATGTAAACTGCTCCAGCACGTTCAACATCTTCTTTATATTTTTTTTGTGCATCGCTCATTTTGTCTTTACCTATTTTTACTTCTATTTTAAAAGACAATCCTTTATAAATTGCACTTATATCAGCTGTTCCTAAAGTACTACTTCCTTTAGTCCATTGACCGCTACCTATTGTTCTTTTTCTTCCTAAAACATCGGTAACTACTTTTGTGTTATCTCGATATTGCCCTTGCGAACTAATTCGTTCAGCTTGTCCATCAATGTAAGTAATAAATTTAATAATAGTTTTAGTTAATTCATTAGCTGTTTTATCAGAAAACTTTTCTTTCGGTATTGCATTTTCTGGAACGTTAGGATATTTATTTTTGAAGTATTTTAAATGTAATCCTTCAAGTTTTAATTTATTTTCTTTTGTCATAAAATTAGTTTAAATAGATAGTACAAAGATTTGAATTATTTAAAAAAAGTTGTTCGCAATAAAAAAAAGTTTCGTATTCTATTTTTCCTGAAATAAATCCTTCCGCTACTGCATCATGCCATTTTTGTAATAAGTTAATTTTCATACTATTTTTTTTTTAAACATTTTAAACTATTTTAAACCATTTTAAACTTGGTTTAATTTGTCAAGTATTGATTTTATTGACTTTTAAACCATTTTAAACCATTTTAGTTTAAAATTTATTTTTTTTAAAATTATTTTTTTAAAATTATTTTTTACTTTAAACCTTTAAACTTAGTTTAAAAAGTTTAAAAACCAATGTTTATGCGCTTTCGCAAGTTTAAACTTGGTTTAAAATTGGTTTAAAATTTTAAACTTTTTGTAATTCTTTAATGTATTTGTAAATCATTTGTAAAGAAACACCTAAATTTTCTGAGACTTCTTTTTTATTTAAATTTGGGTTGTTTTTATATAACTCATTAAATTGTTCCTTTGTAGATTTATTTTTATTTGCTTGAATTATAATTTTAATTTCATTAGTTTCAATAGAATTTACTTTTATTTTTTTAGCCATAGCTATAAAGTATTTTGATAGTTTTTCAGCAGATAAAATTGATTCTTTACTAATAGTTAAAGCATCTATTTTATGACTATTGTCAAAAAAACTATTAAAAGTATTTATCAATAGAGCAAATCTTGGTATATATGATTTTTGTTTTGGCAACATTGATTTCATATACTCATTTTCTTCATCTGAGTTTTGAATATCAGTATATTCATTAAAAACTCTAATCCATTCTTTTTTACTTTCAGGTGATATTTTTGCAATTTTTGGCTTAATATCCCCATCTTCATCAAATTCAACTACCTTATGTTTTATAGTTTCATAAAAAGATATTATTGTATCATTATACCATTGTATCGTATCATAATTCATTTCTTTATCATTCCATTTTTCAATATTTAAATCAGGAAATGACAAAAGCATTCTATCTATAAATCCATTGTCTTTATTATCTTCTGTATAAAATGTGTTTAAAATATTTGGTTGAATACCTCCTAAAACAGATACAAATGGTTTGTCAACAAATGAACTTCTTGCTGTTTTTCTATTCAAAGATATAGCTTTACCACTCCAAGTTGATAACCAAAATTCTAAATCTGAACCCTCTCTATATTTATTCATATCTTTAAACCAACCAGCTAACTCGTCTTTAAATACACCGATAGAGTTTTTATTTTCTTGATGCAATTCAACTAATGCTTCAATCGTTATGTCATTAGCTATAAATTGGGTTTTTACAGGTTTATGTATTTCTTCATGTTCCTTTTTTTCTTTACTTGGCAAAGATTCGTAGTGTTGGTATTTTTCAAAATTTTTAATATAGTTTTTAATTTCCTTATTGTTTGCAAATAACAAAGGTTTGATAATATTGTGTATAGAAGGAGTTTTACCTAAACCAGCTTTTCCAACAACAGCTAACCAAATAGAGGCAGATTCAATCCACCCTTTTTTAACTTCAATTTGGATAGAGTTCCCTATGCAAACAGAAATTAACCACAATAAACTGCACCCCATATAATCCAAAGAACTATCCAGTGTTTCGTTACATTCTAAAATATAGGATTGGATAGGTTTTGGAAATATATCTATTGGGAATATTAAATCGTCGTTGTTTATTTTAGGTAGTTCTCTTTTTTCTCTTTCAACTTCTTTTTTTACAACTCTTGTTCCATAACCATCTTTATAGATTTTTGATGCTGATTCTGTAAAATTACCATTATGAAACTTATAAGTATAAGCAATAAACGGTGTTATTAATTTTTCATGTGGGTAAATGGTTCCAGTTGAAAAAAGATACATACAACCGTTAGATTTAAAAATACTACCAGACGTTGGGTTTTCAGAACCAATTCTTTTTACAATATATTTATCGTTTAAGTTTCTAACTACTTTTACATCGTCTTTAACTATATCGAAAATAGATACTTTTTGGTTGAAATCATCCCATGGCTTTATAATAGATTCGTTGAACGTGTTTGATTTAATTTTAGGCAACTCAACAACTTGTTCTTCTACATTGTTATAAGTTTTAGAAATAGTCCAAATAATATCTCTATCTCTTTCGGTAATTGTTTGTATTTCCGAGTATGATAACTTAGATATTTTGTTTTCGTAAACTACAACCATTCCACCAATCCCACGACTTTCAATAATTGCTTCTTTATGTTCTTTTAATTTAGCTATTTTTGTGTTCCCTTGTATTTTATCACATTTATAAAGGATATGATAACCTTGTCTTTTTGTTTTATAAATAACAAATTTTAAATCAAAATCATCAATATTGTCTTTTAAAAAAGATAAATATTCATCCCAGAAATCGTTTTGCTCTTTTAGTGTAGAAAAAACCTTTAAATCTACATCTATAACTTCAAGATTATTATAACCAGTTACTAAACCATATAAAGGCGAATTTAAAGCATCAATTTCTTCTTTATTTCTTGCTTGTGTTTGGTACTTTTTCCAAGAACCAATAGGGCATTTATTTTCATCAACTGGTATAATAGAAAATCCACAGTCAACTAACTTTCTTAAAACTGACTTATTCATTTTATTTAAGTTTTTGTTGAACGTGGAGCAATGTTCCAATAAAAGAATGCAGTTCTTTTTTAGTTAAAGTTACTGTTTCTTCATTATGGTTGTTTTGAATTTTAATTGTTATTAAATTATTACAATCTTCTATTATTGTAATATATTGAAATAAATAAGTTTCTAATTTTTGTTTGTGTTCCATAAATGAAATTATTTTAAATTATTTTAAATTAAAAAATCCCATTCATTTGGTAGTATTGTGGAACGTACCTCCTGAATAGGATTTTATCTAATATTTTTTTTTGCAATGCGTTCCACTTCATTACAAACACAAAAATAAATAAAAAACCCGACTTAAAAAAATAAATCGAGTTTATTTTAGATTAAAAAGGTAAATCGTCGTTTTCTTCTGGTTTAGAGTTGCTAATAATTTCTGCTTGATGAACAGTAGTATTATTAGCTTGTGAACTCCAAACAGTTTTTCCATTACCTATATAAATAGGTTTTTCTCCCTTTTCTCTTTCTTCTTTAGATTGATTAATTCTGATTGCAGTATCATTCCCATAAGCATCAGTTTCATCGTTTAGAACTACTTGAATGTTTAAATACTTTGCACCATTTGTAAATGGATTTCCATTTTTGTCATTTACGACAATTTTACTTTTGTCAATTTTTGCAAGGTCTATACTTGCTGAAATAATTTTACTCATAAGTAATTAAATTAAATTTGTTAAATATTCTCTTGATTGTAAAACTTTTGTTTTTAATGTTTCAATAATTTTTTCATCGAAATCTATTTCAAAAGTCTTAATTCGTTCTTTATTGTCTACATCGTACTCATGTCCTATATTTTCATTATCTAATAAAACATAAGTTAAAACAGCTTTTTTACACCCTGTTAAATACATATAAACTTGAAGTTGATAAAAGTAGTCTTTATTAGGGATTTCTTTGTCAAAGATAGGGAATGTAAAACAACTCCAACTACATTTAATATCGTAAACAATACCATCAACAATTAAATCAGGCGTTCCGCAAAAATAATCATCTTCAAAAGTCTTTTCATTTTTTATTGCAAAAGGCAAGTCTAAAACCTGAATAGCAAAATCAATAGCAAAATCTTCAGATATAGTTCCACGTTCTGTATATTTAGAAGTTATTATATTTTCATAACCGAACTTCTTGCTAATTAACCATTCTTTTAAATATGATTTAGTAGTTTCAGACAATACCTCTGTTTTATTTCGTGGTGCAGTCATTAATTTTCCTGATGCACTTGCTCTAATTTTAAATATTGGTAAATTCATTTTCAGCTTCTGGTGTTAAATTATATTTAGTTTTAACTTGTTCTAAAGTAGCTTTTCCGCTTTTAATAGCATCTACTACCTTTTGCCAATTTGGATGGTCCTTGTCTAAAGGTATTAATGTTAAATCTAAATTATAAGCTATATCATTTCTACTTAAATCACTTCCAAATAATTTTCCAAAATTATCACAAGCATCCTTAATAGCTAATGTTTTAGCCATAGGGAAAGCCATTGACAAAGCCCCATTGTTTATATTGTTTAAGTCTGCTGGACTTGTGCCTTTAGCTGTTTGCAATTGACTTGCTCCAATTCCATCATGAAAATCCCAATCTCCATTTAAAGGGTGTAAATAATGCACACGAACAGTTACCCAAACACCATTAAAAGATTGCCCTTGTCCTGTAATTTCAATTCTATAACGTTTAAATATTTTTTTTAGCAAAAATTCAACACGCTCAATTGGTAAATATTCATAAGGTACTTTTATTTTATCCCCCTTTTCTGATGTAATTTCTTTTTTAATATAAGGATGTTTTTTTATCCATTCTTTTTTAGGCTCTTGATTCAGTAATGTAATAAACTCATCATTTTTTCTTGCTGACAACTTATCACTATATAAGTCTTGTATTTTTGGTAATGAACTCATAATGTAAATATTTATAAATTAAAAATGCCTTACATCGCTTTGGGTGTCCACTCCCGCCACGACATAAGGCTAATATTTTCATGTAGTTATATTGTGGACATTTCAAACTACTATGCAAATATAACGATTTTTTTAAATATCAAAATATTTTTTTATATTTGCAACGATTTCATCCGAGATATTAAGTTTTGACGAACTTCTTCCAAGCCCGATTTTATTAGTCGGGCTTTCTTTTTTTATGAAAAAATTAAATAAAATTTTGAATTACGAATTGTTGTTGTATATTTGCTTTGTCAAAACGAATTAATACTATTAAAAATCATCAAAAAAAAGCTAGTTATTGTAGGCGTTTTTGTTAACGTCCCAGTGGCGAAATAGATAGAACCAAAACTATCTATTTCGCCAAAAACATACAAAATAAGAGAAAAAACAACAAATTAATAACTTAATCCGCCATTGCTACAAACTACTGTTATGTGCTGGGCGGGTTTCAAAAAATAAAAATTATGAGTGGAGGAGCATTTGATTACAATCAGTATAAAATAAGACAAATTTGGGAGGATATTCAACAGGAATTGGATAAACAAGGCAAGGAAAAATCTAAAGAAGATTTAAAATATTACGATAAAGAATATTTAGAAAAATATCCCGAAGAAAGATTTGAACACGTTTATAGAGAAGATGTACAACAAATTTTTAAAGAAGGAATTGAAATATTAAAAAAAGCTGAAATATACGCTCAAAGAATTGATTGGTATCTTTCTGGAGATGACGGAGAAGATAGTTTAGTTTCAAGACTAAAATCTGATTTAGATGAACTTTCGTAGCCTTGCACATAACGTTCGAGTACTTGTGTTCAGTAGCGTACAAGTAATCGAGTAGTTTCCAAAATGGAAATAACTTATAAAAATAAAACAAACATTAAATTAATCACTGCCTTAGCTATTGACACAAACACTTGTTAACCGCTGTTTATTTTGGTATTATCTTTTCATTAATACCATTTTTATTATAAGTTACTAATAATTAAGGTTTTACTAATACCAATTTTTTAAAAGATAATACCAATAATTTGTATAAGTGAATGATATACAATATCTTACTAATACCAAATATAAAAATTTTAAAAATATTTACAAAAAAGTTTGTTTTATAAATATTTTGACTATCTTTACAAAGAATTTAAAAATAATAAACATGGCAAAAGTTATTTTAAACACAGGTAAAAATTTAGAAATTATTTCTGATGGCGGTAGATATAAGTTAATAGCTAAAATGAAAGTTGATTATTGTGCTGTTAGTGGTGTGTTTGGCGCAAGAGATTGGGTTTTTAAAGTTATTGATTTGGTTAATAAACAAAATGTCAATCTACAAACAAATGGAATTGATGTTTTTAAATTTAGAAAATATCAATACAAAAAACAGTTGTTAAAAGCTATTGAGGATGCAAATTGCTTCAATATTGCTTTATCTGAAATAAAAAATAAAAATGTCGTTAAAACGTAAAAATGTAATAGTATTAACCTCGAATGAAGTTTTAGTAGTTCGAGGTAATTTTAAGAAATTATGTGATGAGTTTAATTTCCCTTATCACTCGTTAAAGATGCTAAAATTTCCAATTTTGTATAAGGATTTCATTATCCACAAAGTTGAGTTTAAATAGCGGTTAACGTTCAGGTGTTTTGCGATGTGGCGGTTTAAAAGCACTTAATTTTCAATTTAACACAAATGTTCAACAAAAGCACTAACACTGAATTTTGCACTTCACCCGCCATAGCGCAAAACACGTGTTATAAGCAGTTTTTATTATGATTTATATAACTTATAGAAATTCAAATTTCGACAATTCGTTAAGTGTAAATAACGTATGGAGTGTAAAACAAGATAATGTAGAAGAAAAATACATTGAATTTATGCACGAAAAAGCAAAAGAAATAAATGTTGTTATTAATCCGCATTGGCTTAATATTATGAATTGGCAAGACCATAATAATCATTTATCAATTGGAGAATATGGCAACAAAGAAAAGCAATGGAATAAGATTAAAAGACAATGGAATATAGATAAATTCATTTCTGAAATTTTAAAAGGCAGAAAAGAACATTATCGAAGTGTAATTCGGTTCTAAAATTGCTTATAACTATTCGCTATGCGCAACTCAACAACGCATTAATAAATTGATATTATGATAGTTATTATGTCAAACTTAATATTTAAAACAAATGAAAAGATTAGAACTTCTACTCGAAAATGTATTAATAACAATAAACAACGCTTGCTTAAAAGAAGACAATTACATTTCTACAATTAGAGAAACAACAGACATAATTTTTAATGACAATCAGTCTGGAGAGATTAAGTTTGTAGTTTCACAAACGATATTAGGTGGAAGTGCTTGGAGTTATGATGCTGAACCAGATTTAGGAGAAGTTGAATTAACTTTGGATAGCGCAGTTGTGGAATTATATGGAAATTCAGGTAATAGACTGACTAATGTAGAAAAAGCATTAAATGATTTACTGCAAAAGAAATCGGGTTCAATATTAAATTTTTAACCATGAAAAAAAAATCAAAAAAAATCTTAAAAAATCTATTAAAAACAGAATTTTATAGCTTTGATGCTTCAACTGACTTTACTGGTAAAAGAGAAGAAATAATCCAAACCTGTGTTGATTTAGGATTTGATGAATTGGTGGATGAGTTGCTGAATGATATGGTGTGACGTAAAATAATAAACAAAACTTTCAACCTGCACAAAATATTGTAAAAAGCACGCAAGCTGGGTTAAACGCTAACCCCCACTTGCGTAAAACCAATGTTAGCAGTAGTGTTTTATGGAACGACTTGATATAAACGAAAGAAAATTAAAAAATGGTGATGTTATTGACTTGCATCAAACTGTTAATGGTCAAAACTTATTTGTAATATTTACAATAGAACCATTAGATATTAGATATGCTCACGATGTTACTCGAAAATATGAATACGACAAAGAAGAAATGTTAGCACCTTCAAGATTTACAAATGAAGTCGAATGGGAAATTGTTAATAATCTTTACTCTCAAATGTTGGGGTTGGCTTTTTAACATTACGGCTAACGGTTTCGGGCTTTGCGTTCGTTGGGGATTTCCAGCACTAAAGCTCAATAGCAGTAATAAACTTTAATTTTAA